GGCGAGTGTTGCTGCGCCAGCGTAATACAGAGTAGCTGCACCGCCTGTTTGCCCTGCAAAATAGTTATCACCAGCAGTGTTCTCTAAGATAATAAAATCTTGCGCTTTTACAAAAAGACTGCCAGTGCCTGTATCTTCAATGTAACTATGTGTCCCATCGTGGTAAAGCTGCAAGTCATCAGAATTTCCTAGCAGTATCTTGTCGTTGTCACCAAATGACACATTACCAGTTACTGAACCACCAGTAGTCATCAGCGCACCAGCGGCTGCAACATTGGTTGCGTCTGTTACGTCTGCGGATGCCTCGATGCCGTCAAGTTTCGTGCCATCAGCTGCAACATCGCGACCATCAACAGTGCCAGAAACGGTTAAGTTGTTAATGCTTAGATTTGCTGTACTGTCAACATTATTCAAATCTGCGCGCGCGGCTTCAAACCCACCCGCTGTTGCGCCATCGTGAACGTGAACGGATTTGTTTGTTGTGTTAACAGAAATCTCACCATCAGCACCAGTAAACCCTGTGTGCTGGGTTGAGCTTCCGCGCCTGCGCTGAACTTGTTTTGTCATTTTTTAATCTCCGGTGGCGATTTTATCATTTATGGGGCTGAAGGCCAAGTCACAGAATGAACCGGCTGGTTTGTGATATCTCTTAATGCTTGCCGATAAGGTCGCCACGCAATAGAAATAGCCTCATTAACATCAGCGTTTTGTGTCCAGTCGCTTTGCTGCAACAACCTGTTTCTTTGTTCACGAATAGCAACCCACGCATTTGCCTCATCGAAAACCCACGATTTGCTTGCATAATCAAACTTGTGATCTTCAGATGGTGCTTCGCCTTTTTCAATAAAACCATCAGCCCAATAAAACTTATTTGCATCATAAGAACCTTGGACAATAGAGTAGTCGCCAGCTTGCGAAGCAAAGTCACATTCTTGACAAGAACCATTCCGCAAAATCTGACCAATGGCTTTATCATAAACTGTGTAAACAATCATTTTTTAAACTCCACAGCTGTGAAAAGCAAATTAGTCCAATCATAACTGCCAGTGCCAGACGTTTTTTGCAGTTGCGCACCAAACAATTGCGTGCCTGCCGATGGGGTTAAATAAAATTCAAAACTAAATGTTTCTTGTTGCTCAGTGTTAGTTGTTGCCACGCGTTGCGTAAAAACTGTGTTGTTTTGATAAAAACGAACCCTAAAAGATAAACCTGTGTTGCCAGATCCAACAAATGAAACATTTAAAATTAACGGTGCGCCTGTCGTGGTTACTGAAAACGTATTTTGGAAAATGCTTACTGGGTTTGCCGTAAATTCAAATGACGGAATTGTCACAGCTTGATCTGCAATTTTAATCGTATCAACAGCTAGGTCATTTATTTTTGCGGTTGTTATAGCCGCGTCTGCAATTTTTGCATTAATAATATTTGCATCTGCAATTTTCGCGCTTGTGATAGCTGAATTTGCAATGTTTGCTGTGTCAACTTCAATCGTTCCCAAATCCGCAGCGATTGCTGACAATTCCGACACGCTTATTTTATCAGCCGTAACTGCACCCGCACCGATCTTTGATGTAATGATTGAGGATGCCGCAATTTTATTTGTAACAATTGCGCCTGTGCCAATCGCAGCCGATTGGATAATGCCAGAAACAAACAGATCAGATGCGTTAATCGCTCCGGCAGCTATCGTGCCAGCGGTAATTGCATCAGCCGCAACCTTGCCAGCGGTAACAGCGTTTGTTGCTATCTTATCAGCCGATATTGCGCCAGCCGTAATCTTTGCCGCCGTGACAGCGTTTGACTGAATTGCATCAGCGGTGATGCTATTTGCTGCAACTGCATCGGCAGTGACGGCGTTTGTCGCAATCTTTGACGCAGTAATTGCATCATCTGAAATCTGCACGCCAACAATCTGACCGCTGATATTGGTTGCCGCAAGATCCGCAGTCCAATCATTGCCATCATAGCGGTAAAGTTTGTTATCGGTTGTAAGTATTACCACACGCGCTTGTGTCAAGTTTGTGGTGGGCAATGAGGTGACGCGCTCAATCGGCCTTAGATCATCAGAGAACAGCCCTTCGCCAAGCTCACCGGATAAATCTTGCGTGGATACAGCCGCAGTGAACTGTGTGCCATCATAGCGGTAAAGTTTGTTGTCGGTGGTGTTAAAAACAATGCTTGTTCCAGTGTAGCCGGTTGGTGATGGCAATGATGAAACTAACGAAACTGGCTCAATCCCAGATGCAAAACTTGCTGCGGTAATCGTACCAGCCGCCACGTTTGACGCGGTGTAAAGGTCTGTTGACCAGCTTGATGTGCTATCATCCCAGCGATATAGCGTCAGATCGGTTTTAAGCAAAACAATCTGCCCATCAAACGACCCGCTGGCCGGCAAGCTGGCAACCGGCTCAATGCCAAACGCACCAGCCTCTTGGAACAAATCATTGACTGCATCGTTGAAATCGTTTGGCTCGATCAGCAATGTTGTTGCATTTACTGAACTTGAATAGCCCGATTTATTTAACGACAGATCGACAGCACGCACCCAAAAATAGCGCGTGATATCATTGGTCAGACCACCCCTGAAAAACCGCGTGCCAGATATTGTGCCAATCAGATTGGCTGTGCCAAGGCTGTCAACTGTGTTTTCCCAGATTTCGATATAATCTAAATCTTGATCTGCGGGATTAGTCCAATTTAGTTCGATTGCTTTATAAAGGCCAAAAGCAGATAAAGACGTTGGCGCAGCCGGTGGTGTCGTGTCGCCAGCCGATGCAAGCGTTGATGACACAAAAGCAGACCGCGCACCAAATGAATTGATTGAGCGCACGCGCACGTTGTAATCATAGCCGTTCAATACTGGTATAATTGTAAATGAATTGGTCGTGCCAATGACTGACGCATATTGTGCATCTGGCGACAAGATAGGCTCATTGGTCAAGCCATAATCTTCTTCGTCTGTATGTGACGCAGTGATCAAACCCCAATTTTCAGTTTCATCTTGTGCAACTGTGATTGAGCCGTAATCTTCTTCACCGCCCAGCCGTTTATATTGGATTTCGTAGTATTGAACAAAGCCAGCGTTGACCACATCCCAATCAGCGCGAATGGCTGGGATTGTAATGCCATCATCGTTTACAACTGCTGTTGCAGTTAGCGTGAAATTAGTCGGGACTGGTGGCGATACGCCGCTGGGCAACGTGGTGTTGTCTTGCTGAAAAGCTGTTTCTTCAGCGTTCCAAGCATAAACAGATGCGCTTGTTTCTGTTAATACGCAATCAACGCAAACTTCGTTCTCACTGAATACAAGTTTCCAAGACACCAGTTCAAATGGCTTGTTGGTGAAGCCCATTCTGGTGTTGTTAATCATCACAGTGTCGCCGACTTGGAACTGAAATGCGGTCAATTTAAAGCGTGCTGAAATTGATATTTCTTGCCGGTTTCTGTATAGAACTTGCTTTGCAATGCGCTGCGCCATCGATGAAGATATTGTATATGGCAAATCTAAATTTACATATCTGCGCTCGTTGTTGTCTTCGGCCTCAAAAGTTGATGATGTAATTTCTGGATAATCGGATGGCTGATAGCTGGTTTCTGGCGATACAAATTGCCCTTTAATAGCGTTGAAATTATCGCGTGCAGATATAGCTGTGCTGATATTTAGGCCACCAGCCAAATCGTTTTCATCAAGCGTAACTGTTGGGGTTGTATATGCACCAGCTTTGACTGCCCATTTGCCATTGACATAATAAAGCGCACCATTCATTGCGGTCAGCAAATCTTCGATGATCGACTTTGGCGTGTCGCCAGTGTCAACCCGACCGTCCAGCGTGTATCTCGTTTCTGTGCTGGTGTCTGACAGCGTGACAGTCTCATCGCAAATATTTGCCGCAGCAATGAAAGATGTTTCATCAATTTCGGCAGACGTAACGCCAAGCCCATAAGTGCTGTCAAGCAAATAGTCGCGCAAGATCATTGCCGGATTTCTTGACCAGATTGTTGTTGATGTTCTGGTGTCGTAAATTTTACGCCCACGAATTTTTGCGCTGATATTTGGCAATCCGCTGGGAAAGGCATCCGCATTATATTCAAGCCGCAGATAAATATATGCTTGATCGGTCAGAACGTGGTCAGTCGTCCAGCTTGTGTCGCTAATTAGTGATGCTGGTATGTTTGCCACAGTGCCTTTTGTTACTGTGTAAATATTTGCCAAACCGCTGTATTGGCTAGTCGTCACAGCATTATTGACAATGGTTAGTTCTGTATCGTCAAAATAAATAGCTTCGAATGAATTGACCTCGTGCGCTGCCATCACAATGACAATATGCAAATATTGATCGTCATTTGTGCTTTCAATGTGTGCAACCGAACCGCCGATGCGGGTTTCGCCATACATTAACTTGCGACTTGTGTTCGGTTGACGCACAGTAAGGGTTTGCCTTTGATCCGGCAGACTTGGTGCTTTTGGCTTTGGCGTTAATGCTTTGTTTGCCGCGCTAAGCGCAAGATTAAGCGCAAAGGTGCTAGCAACATAAGTCAACGTGATAGCTGTACTCGCCGTAAAATATGCTGTGCCGACAGTTACGGCTGTGGCGGCGGCGGCGGCAACGACTGCTTGCGGCATACTACACTCTCCAAACTTTCTTCGCCGCACTTAGCGGCAGAAAAACCAAACCATCTTTGCCCATTGCTGCAACCTTGTCACCAACAATCAATGATAACGCATCGCCATCTGGTGTGTCTATTAGCGCAACATCGCCGCGCTGCGCTTTAATAGGGTCTACTTCGTCCAACCTAGCCCCGACACTGGTTGCAAGATCACCCGCGCCAATCTTTATCAGTGCCTTAACAGAACCCGCTGCGGAGCGATATTGCCCGATAAAATCATCAAAGCGTGATGATCCGCAAATAGCTTTTTCAGCATATAAACAAAACAAAGCACAATCTGCCTTGCCCCATTCAAATTTTTTATGTCGCCATTCCTCAATATGATTTGCCAAAAGGTCAGGCCAGTTTGCTAACCGCCCCATTTGATTTCAGCCTCTTGCAAAGAATTGACAAAATCAAAGCCTTTATCGTTTGGATGAAGTGACTTTTGATCTTCGGATGTGTATCTACGCACACGTGGTCGTTCTAAATCAATGAGACGGTTTTCTGCGCTTAATGTAATGTTACAAGTCTCACCATTTTCATCAATGGTCATCACATCCATACGACCAGAAAAAATCTGATAGCTGTCAACAGTTGCGCCATCTATTG